AAGCCCATTAAGCCAGCCCTGACCAGAGATAAGATTGAGGCTCTTATGGCAACGAACCCTGAGAAAGCCCGTCGTGAATACTTTAATGAGTTTACGACTGACGGTGGACAGGATTCCATCATTCGCCGTGGTATCATTACCCGCAATGAAGAAGTCAGAAAACCGCTGCTCTATAATGACACGGGTGATAAAAAGTTCATCATCACCTATGACCCGGCACGTAGTCGAGATAACTCCGTCATTCTGGTAGAGGAAGTCTACGTGGAGAAATTACCAGATGGTACACCTGATATTAAGTCCAGACTCGTAAACTGTATCAACCTGCTTGATGTGGGTAAAAAGATTAAGAGTCCTATGCAGACTCCCGACCAGATCAAATATCTGAAGCAAGTCATTCTTGATTACAACGGTAACGCAGATGCTTACGGAAACATTCTGGGCATCTATATTGATGCTGGTTCTGGTGGTGGTGGTGTCAACATTGCTGACTATCTTATGCCGGATTGGGTAGATAAGTCAGGGGTTACGCACCGTGGTCTAATTGATAAAGAGTACTCTAAAGAGTATATTAACCGCTTTCCTAATGCTGTTGACAAGGTAAGGCTTATTTCTCCTTCTGCTATGAAGGCTGACATCTATGAGGCGCTGATTGAATTGGTGCATCAGAACAAGATAAGTTTTACCGCACAGTATGATGGTAAGGGGTTCCTGACGGTGTTTGATACAGATAATGAGCAAATGGCTAAGGCCAAAGAAGCAATTGCTAACAAGTTGAAGAAGAAGAAACTGTCCCCGGATGAGTATGATGCTCAGATGAGGACGGAACTTTCTCAGATCCAATCTGTGAAGTCCAGAACTATTCAACTTGACTGGCAAGATGAAATGGCACTTACCAATATGGATGCGCTTAAAGAGGAGTTGGTTAACATGATCCGAATCAAGCGCTCCAGTGGCAGAGACTCTTTTGAGTAGTCTCCCGAAAAAAGAAATAAAATGCATGATGATAGAGCCTATGTTACCGCTCTCGCTGCCTATGGGCTAATGGTAGAGCGCAGAAAGAATATTCTGAAGAAGGCTTCTACTCACAGCAGTAATGATTTATTGAACAGTCTGACTATTCGGAAAGGGGTTCGCCCCTCTTCGTATTGATACAAGGAGGTGCTCGAATGGCACAGAAAACCAAAAAGTCAGCAGTGTCCTCAGCAACTCCTAAGCAGCCCACCGCTGAAGAGTTAAAGAATTGGTGGGGACAATATGGTTCCCGGCTTGAGAACTTTAAGAAAGCCGAGGACAGCTTGGTCTTGCTGAAAGACTAGGAAAGCACTGCGAAGATGCGCACTCAGGGTGTTTACAGTAAGGACCAGTTACGGTCTTATCTGAGAAACATCAGCAACAACGAGGGCAGACTTCGTGACCTTTCAAGATATTTGTTCTACAGATGTCAGCCGTATTACAGGCTGATCAAATACAATGCTAACATGTTTGTGCTCAATGCACGTTCGGTTATCCCGAATTTCAGTCTGACTGAGGACAATGACCCTCAAGAGATGCTGAAGCAGTACGAGGATACCATCCGTGCTGTGGACAAGCTGAATTAGCAGTATGAATTTTTAAAGGTCTATGTGACCTGCTTCAGAGAAGATGTCTTCTTTGGGTGCCTGTACTTTGACGAGACTGGTGCCTTCATTCTTCCTCTTGACCCTGACTATTGCAAGATTACTGGTTTATATCCTACTGGCGACTTTGGGTTTGCCATGGATATGGCCTACTTTAGAAACAGACAGGAGTTACTGGAGATTTGGGGCGATCCGTTTAAGACGATGTACAGGGAATACGAACGAGATACCGTCAATAACAGGTGGATTTCTATGCCAGCGAAGTATGCTGTGTGTCTAAAAGCCAGACCCGAAGATTGGGAAACGGTTATTCCGCCCTATGTCGGTCTGCTTAATTCCATCATCAACCTTGTTGATCTGGAAGATATTCAGGCTATTGCTGATGAGCAGTCTATCTATAAACTTGTGTGGCTTGAACTTGAGACCATGGGTGAAGCCCCGGATGACTGGAAGGTTGACCCGGCACTGGTGATTGGATATTTCAACCGCCTGTTGAATGAGGCTCTTCCTCCGTATGTGTCTGGTGGTATTGTCCCCGGCAAGTTAAATACAATCTCGTTTGACAATGATGCGACTGAGGATACCAACAAGGTGTCTGACGCAACCAAGACTATTTTCAACACTGGTGGCGGTGCTCAGATTCTGAACTCTGCTACTATTAGCGGTACCACTGCCTTTAATGCTGCCATCCTTGCTGATACAGAATTTGCTATCTCTGCTCTTTTGCCCCAGACCCAGAGTTGGGTTAACCGTATCCTTCCGTGGTACGTGACCAATCCGGGCAAGGTAAAGTTTGCTGAGATCAGTGTTTATACTCTGGACAAGTACAAGGAAAGCATTAAGACGGATGCCACGTAGGGTCTGCCCACGAAACTTCTGCTTAACAGTCTGAATGGTTTCAATGAAATTGAGACTCTGGCTATTAATGAACTTGAGACCAACATCTTGAAACTGCATGAGAAGTTCATTCCTCTCCAGAACAGTTACACGATGTCCGGCAATGGTGAAGCGGGTGCTCCTACGAAGTCTGATACCGAGATTACAGATGCGGGTGAAGCGGCTAGAGATAGTCGTGATACCGCAAGGGGGTAATGCTTATGGACCAGACTGATAAGAAATTTATTATTACTCTCAACGAGACCACTGCTATGCAGTTAATGCATCTTGGTCTTGTTCTGTTAAGCTGTCAAGATGGTGTATGGACATTTCTTAATGAGCCGTTCAAATTGAACATGGCTGATTTTGAGTCTCGTCCAAAAGAAATCGTCTATACCAACATGCTTAATGGTTAAGACGGTTTGAAAGGAGGACGAGAATGATTCAAAAGATTTTAACGATTGACGAGTAGGTGCGGTTCTGTCAGGAACAGAATCTGACCACCTTCTCTGCTAAACAGTATGGTCGCAGTCTGTGTGTCTCTATTCCTTCAACCTTTGAGGTCACCGAAGGAAGCGAGTATGATGGACTGCTCAAGGCCAAGATTCGTGTTGCTCACATCGGGCTGAACCGCAATGGATCTTATATCACCGAGGAGAGCATGAAAAAGGCTATGCCGGGACTTAAGTACCGCCCTGTCCTTGCTTATATTCATCAATTGAAAGATGGTTCCTATGATTTCTGGGGACACAACATTGAATACTCAGAAGATGGTGATGGCAACACTCAGGTTGAGTATCTTGAGAAACAGGTTGGCAGTTTCACCGCTGATGAGCCGTTCCTTGAGTACGACGCTGAAAGAGACAAAACCTATGTGGTGGCGTATGCGGTGATTCCTGAGACCTACACTAAGGCTGCTGAAATCATCCGTCGTAAAGGCGGTACGAAGGTTAGTTGCGAACTCATGGTTAACAGCATGAGTTACGATGCTAAAAACAAATATCTGAATCTGGAGGACTTCGTGTTCTATGGCCTGACTCTGTTAGGTGCTGACGAAGAAGGTACTCAGATTCAGGAAGGCATGGCAGGTGCCAAACTTGACATTGCCGACTTTGCTTGTGAGCCGAAATATACGGTGAACGAGGAGATTGTGAATATCTTGGAGAGGCTGAATGCTGCCATCTCCAGATTTCATATAGATAATTCTACGAAAGGAGGAAACCCTACGGTGGACATGAATGAGAATGCTCCCGTTCTTGAGAACGAGGAACAGGAAATGAGTGAAGAGACCACTGAGGTTGAAGCGGTTGAGGAAGAGACTGAGACCGAGGCTCCTGAAGTGGAAATCAATGAGTCCGAAGAGGAATCCAATGAAGAATCTGAAGGCGAAGCCGTTGAAGAGGAAACCGAGGAAGAAGAGGTTGCTCCCGTGGTTGAGGAAGAAATGGCTGAGGAGACCGAGAACGAAGACGAGGCTGCTGGAAACGAGGAGTTTGAGGAAGCCGAGGAAGAGAATCAGGTCTATACCCGTACTTACTCTCTGAGTCACGAGGATGTGCGTTGTGCCCTGTATGAGTTGCTTGATGCGGCTCGTGAAGATGGTGATTATTATCCTTGGATTGACGCTGTCTATGATGATCATGTGATCTTTGAAATGGGTTATGAGTTCTTTGGTTGGAAGTATGCTCAGGATGGTGACAATATCTCTCTGGTGGGTGACAAGTATAAAGTCTACGCCGAGTGGCTCACCGAGTCTGAGAAGAATACTCTTGATGCTATGCGTGCTAACTACTCTGCTCTGACGAAAGAAGTTGAGAAATATCGTGTGGCTGAAGTGAACAGTGAGAAGTATGCGCTTGCGCAGTCTTCTGACTACAATGGTATCCGCACCGTTGCCGAGTTCAATGAACTGGTGAATGGTATTGGTACTGACAAAGATAACACCAACACTGTTGAGGAGTTTAAAGAAAAGTGTGATGCTATCCTTCTGGCGAATGCCAAGAAGGGTGCTCTTGAATTTGTTGAGGCTCCCAAGGCTGGTGTTGAGATGCATCAGTTTTCGATCCCCAGTGACAAGAAAAAGAGAAGTCGCTATGGCTCTCTGAAATTTAATTAATCCATCCTTTTGTCACTGCGAAATAACTTAATAAACGAGCGTATATGCTCACCATATTATAAGGAGGATAAATCAAATGGCTAATATGTCTGTTTACAGAAACTAGACTGAGCACGCCACTGCTTTCCCGTCCAACCTTCTGGCTGGCGACTGGGGTGCTCATATCTTTAATATTAAACTGGGCACCGATGCCGACAACGGTAACCTTGTTGCCGCTGGCGATTGGGCTGAGTTTGATGTGTTTAATGAGGCCGCTGCCACCAAATTTACTGGTAAGGTTGTGCAGAAGATGCCGAATGGTAACTACCTTGTTCTCGTGACCGATCCGGGCGATGCCCTTCTGGTGTATCAGGCCCCGATCACGGCTGAAGAGCCGATGCCTGAGAAGTATATGTACAACGCCGCTGGCGATATCGTTCGTTGCTACGAACTGCGTAAGTGGGACCGCTTTGAGGCGAGTGCCCTTGCGTTCAGCGCCGAGCCGACTGTTGGTGTTGCCATCACTGGTGTTGCCAACAAGAAGATGACCGTTGGTGCTTAATTAGAGGGAAAGGAGGATAAATAATCATGATTCGTTTTTCGACTGAAAATCTGAGCAGAGTGTTTGCGAAGCCCGAGAATGATTTTGAAGGCTTCCGTCAGATGCTGAAAGACTTTGCCGCTGGCAAAGCGATCTATGACGAAGACGGCAATAAGGTGTCCAAGGATGCTGTGAACGCCAAGATTAATGCTGTCGTTTTTGATATTTAGGGTCTTGACCCGGAATCCAAGCCCACTAAGAGAGACATCAACCGTGCCATGAAGCATCATGGTCAGGAAGTCTTTGAGGTGCTTGAAGAGGCCATTGACTGGGAAATTGAATATGGTTGGGGCGAGAACGAGTTCTTCAATGAGTTCGTTGATCGTCGTAATATTGCCGCTGGTGACCGCATCGACTTCTATGTTGATGATCCCAACGGTCTGATTGTTGCGCAGGTGTCTGGTGACCACCATGACCTGACCATGCAGCGTCTGGGTGAGGGTGAGGTTATCCCGGTTCCGACCCAGAACTTTGGTGTGAAGGTTGGCATGGACATCGATGTGTACCTGCTGGGCCGCAAGGACTGGTCTGAACTGGTCCGTAAGGTTGCTGTTGCCTACCAGAAGAAGATTCAGGAAATCATCTTCGACACCTTTTATGGTGCCGCTGACGAAGTTCCGGCGCAGTTCAAGGAGACTGGTGCGATTAGCGCTGCTACCAAGCCCACCTTTGATGAACTGATTGCAAATATCGAAGCCGCTAACGGTACTCCCGTTGCCATCTTTGGTCTGAAGACCGACCTGAAGAAACTGGCTGGCTTTGCTGATGTCAACTGGATTTCCGAGCGTCAGAAGGACGAGGTTGCGGAACTGGGTCGCCTTGGCTCCTACGAGGGCACGACCATTGTTGAGATTCCGAACCGCTACAAGGATGCTACCATGACCGAAAAGATGATTGAGCCGGGTACCCTGCTTATCATGCCTGTGGTTGACAATCGTTTTGTCAAGTTCGTGGACGCTGGCGAAGTTGAAATCTTCGAGCAGACCGAGAAGGGCGACCGCAAGGATGACATCCGCACCTATGAGGTGCAGAGAGAGATGGGTGCCAAGGTTGTCATGAACCGCTACTTTGGTGTGTGGACCATCACTGGCTAATCAATATATTGATTCTATCTATGTTCACTGCTCCATTTGGGGCAGTGAACATTTTTGATTGGGAATACAAGGAGGAATATCATGGCTACTGCCAAAACTACTAATACTAAGTCGAAGACTGCTACTAAGTCTACTACTAAATCTACTGCCAAGTCTACTGTTAAGGCCACGCCTGTTCAGCCCGAAGTGGTTGAAGAGGTGGTTGTTGAGGAACCTGTCGTTGAAGAGCCTGTTGTTGCTCCCCAGCCGAAGACCTATGCTCCGACTGACGGCATTCGATGTGAATCGGTGACGTTTGGCGGACTTCATATGCAAGGTCTGAAGTCTGGTATGAGTTACAGATGGCTGAACGAAGGCGATGTTGTTGAGGTTGAATATCAGGACCTTATTGCCGCTATTAATCAGAACTCTGCATATATCTTTAAGCCCTTCTTTGTTGTTCTTGATGATGATGCCGTTGCGAAGTATCCCAAGGTTCAGGCGCTTTACGCCTCTATGTACAGCATGGATGAAATGCGTGATGCTCTGCACAATGCCTCTCTCGCTCAACTGAAGCAGATTGCTAAGAATCTGCCCGGTGGTGCTAAGAAGATTCTTGCGGACCTTGCTAAGAATGAAGTTGCTGAAGGTCGGTTTGACAGCCTTAGTAAGATGAAAGCCCTTGATGAGATTTAGGGTACCAATTAGGTGCAGTTGGTTGGACTGATTGGCTAACAGGAGGTGCTAAATGGCCTCTTTGACATACGACGATATTTTTTCAACCTTTTTTCTACAGGCTGAAGCATATGACGTTTTGGTAATGGATGACATGACTACAGATAAGGTCTAGTGCGGTTGGCTGCATCTGTCTGTCAATTCCTACGTGAGACGTTTGTTCACGGAGTTTACCATGGACGATGATGAGAGAACGATTACCTATACTCTCTCCTACCCTCTTACTGAGGAGGAGGATACCGAGTTCGTTATGAACATTTAGGGTAAGGGCATGCTCATCCAGTGGCTCACACCAAAAGTTAATAGTTTCAATCTGACTTCCCAAGTTTATGGTTCTAAAGAGGAGAAGTACTACTCTCAGGCTGCTCACCTTGAGCAGTTGCGTGAGTAGTTAAAACGCCTTCAGTATGAACAGCGTGCCGAGATTCGTGACCGTGGTTACGCTAACAACGCCTATCTTGATGGAACGGTGGCGTTACGGACGTGATCGAATACAAGTACGGTGACTTCTCCGAAGAACAGATTGGGAAATATAAAGATAAACTGCACAAAGAATTATTCTGGTTACTGTTATATAAAGACCCGAACACATGCGGGGATTATGAGGATGTTGATTTTGATGGCTACTTTGCCAATTTCATGAAGCGCTTAAATGCTTTTAATGAACTCCTCTTCTACCCGCAAGAGATTGTGTCCATAGCCGTCCTGTGCCAAGCCGCTTACAACGAAACCTTAAAGGATGAGTTTAATTTCAAGGCTTACCGCAAGTAGGTGCTTGATGCTCATTCGTTCATCGACCAAATCAGTGAGGTAAAGCCATGATTGATATTGATGATTACAGATTGATGTTAATGGGCAAAGGGCGGAACTAGTCACAGGTCAGGAAACATCAGTCTGATGCCATCATCAATAACACCTTCACAGGTGACCCTAACTACAAACGAACCTATATTCTGTCCAAGACTGGGTGGAAATGGGAAGACGCTAAGTACCAATTCCATACTGCCACCTCTATTCTTAGAGACTCGGCAGACTATTATCTACAATTCAGACCCAAAGTACACTACCCTATAGGCACCTATGTGCTGATTCCAGATGATACCGTTGACGAGTTGAAATAGTCTCGTGCAGAGTTGGACAATCCGTTTTTATTGAGCGACGATTTGATCAAGAAATATCTGTGGATTATAGTCGGAAGAGACAGCGCTAATGCGTATGTGCGGTATAACATTTTGAGGGTTAACTGGAACTTCAAGTGGCTGTATCAAGGACACTTGGAGAATATCTGGGCAATAGTAAGAAGCGCTAACTCGTACACGAGTGGTACATGGGTGGATGAATACTCTCGCAGTTAGGATAACTTGACGGGTGCTTGGATACCCGACACACATTTTACTTATGGAGATTAGACTGACGAGTTCCATCTGTCTGACACACGTAAGATACAATACATGCAACGGTTCTTGCTGACGAATAACATGCTTGAACCGAAAGTATATCAGGTCACAAAGATTGTTGACCTTTCTCCTCAGGGGATGATTAAAGTATCTATCAAACAGGATGACTTTAATCCTCACCGAGACAATCTTGAATTAATGATATGTGACTACTTCAGCAACTCTGGAGATATTAAACAGATTCCGCCTGAGAATCCTGAGCCTGATCCTGAGAAGACCAGCACGTTGCAGTCTATGGTTCTTGGGGCCAATGATGAACTTGAAGAGTCACCTACGCTTATTACCGAGTGGCAACTTGGTAAGACGTATTATATTAAGGCAACGTTCTCTGCTCCTGTTGATGTGCCTGATTGGGCTGTTGACTTGACTAGCACAGATGGTGTACCGCTTGATGATATTCTCTATTACGACAACCTCATCAAGATTACGCCTCTGGAGAATGATTGCGCTATGTTCAGAGTAGCAAAGGCATCCTCTATGGTTGGTAAGACGTTTAGGATCAGCGTGAGAGACCAAGAGAATGAGTATCAATCCTATATTGAAGTGGAGGTCACCCGATGAATAGAGACTAGTCCCAAATCACGAGAGACCTCGAAAGCAAGAAGAATAATGACATCATTCTGAAGAAGTCTCTGCTGATGAAAATGTTTAATGAAGACCCTGACATTAAAGAGGTTTTAAATAAACTTCCTAAGAAACCTCTGAACAAATTTGCAGACCCGGATAATCCCACTGAGGAGGAGCTGGCTCTGCGCAAAGAAATCGAAGATTACAATAGGAAAGTTTCTGAACCGCAAATTATCCCTTTCTTAAAACTGAATGGGCTTCAAGAAGAAGTCCTGAACTTCCTAATGTTCGACATAAATGACAATGTTGATCACTACATGACACCCGCCATGAAGACGCAGACCATCACCGTGATGTGTCTGGTTCATGAAGATGACATGGATACCGAGTACAACATTGTGCGAACAGACTTACTCAGTTACTAGGTTAAGGATTTATAGTGTTGGACCAATGCGCTTGGTATGCAATTCAAGTTGACATCGGATTATTTCGACATTATTGACACCAAGTATTACGCCAGAACTCTTAAGTTCTCGTCTGATGCTCCTAATGTGAACCCCGGTCATATGGGGATGCACAATAAGTATGACAGATTCAACCGAATATAAGATTGACTGGCTAAAGATGTACTTTGGTGATCCGTACCCTATAACGGATAAGATTACTGTTTAGCAGCCTACCCTTGGAGACATCATCGAATACGGTGAAAAGGAGTTTTACTCCATGCTAAACAACTTTATTGGCAACCCCACCAGTTTCCGGCTCACGCTGTGGGACATGGGGATTGACTGGAACAAGATATCTGACTTTGAGTTATTCTGCTCACTGGTCAGGACTGTACCGCAAAGTGCAAGCGCTATCCTATTTGGAGATTAGGACTGGAGCAAGTTTGAGTATTTGGCCCAGAATTATCTGGACGATAATGGAGAACTTCAACAGCGTCCTGTCTTTTACAGCGAAGAACAGGATATATTAATCGACGAGGCACTGTATAACCACTAGGTTTATTATTTGCGGAGCATGTTTAATATCTTCCCCAAGGTTGAGAAGGCAAAAGGTAAGACCACCAAGGAATGGATTATTTAGGAAGAAAAAGAGAAAAGGGAAAAAGAGATTAAGGATACACCTGCCACTTCGTGGATGTATTCTTTGATTTCGGCTTGTTGTAATCATCCCGGCTTCAAATACAAGAAGACCGAGTTGAAAGAAGTCGGCATTGTCGAGTTTATGGACAGTGTACAACGACTTCAGATATATGAGTCAAGTACTGCCCTCATGAAAGGTATGTATTCCGGGTTCGTTGACGGAAGTAAAATAAAGCCTGAAGATTATGATTTTATGAGGAGCATACGAAAAGATAAATAACATTGTGTAACAGGAGCGGCAAATATCTCATGCGGCTCTCTATTGTTTACATCGAAAGGAGAAATCTATCATGGCTTTTAAATAGGACGATCTGATTATTGACAGAATTCAGTACGGCTATGCTGAGGACTTTGATGGTAACCCGCTCTACGCTCTGACGCAGCTTTCTGAGGCTACGATTGAGATTACCGCCGAGTCTGTTGATGCTACCGACAAGGATGGCACGCTGATTAAGCGCTTCTGGAGAGGTAAGACTGGTACGTTTACCGCTACCAACGCCATGCTTAACCTGAACGTGGTTGGTGCTGCCTCTGGTTCTGGTAAGGTTGAAGCCACGAGCAACGCTTCGATTGCGATGCCGAAGCTTGTGACTGTCGCTGCTGGCAAGACCCTTGACATCTCCGGCTACCAGACTGGTACGGTTAAGGTTAATGCTCTTGGTACGAACGGTGCTCTTGGCAAGGCTTATACTCTTGGTACTGCCGCCTCTGATACCGAGTTTGCGGTTAGCAATAGCGGTGTTCTGACTCCGCCTACGGATGCTAATGAGACCCAGTTCCTTGTGCGCTACGAGCGTGACGTGACCAACGGTGTGGCTATCCACAACAAGGCCGACAAGTTCCCGGGCACTGTGCGCCTGATCCTGAAGGCTCTGTGCGTGGACCCGTGCTCTGCGGATACGCTTCGTGCTTGCTACATCGTGCTGCATTCGTTCCAAGTCTCCCCGGAGATCACCATCACCCTGTCTTCCGATGGTACTCTGGATTACACGGGCGACCTTCAGGTGGACTACTGCTCTGCTGACAAGGCTCTGTACTCCATCTATGTCGCTGCCGATGACGAGGAAGAGGACGACTAATTTAATTAGTGAGTAATATATGGGTGTGGTGTGTATGCACCACACCCTGTTACTTTACTGCCTAGGAGGAATACATGGCGAAGAATAATAGAACGTGTATTATCTGTGGGCATCAATACAGGTATTGTGGTGGTTGCGCTGAGTATGCTCGTCTGCCTGTGTGGATGAACATCTATCATGACGAGAATTGTAAAAAGATTGCTGAGATTTTGATGGGCTTTGAAGGCGGCGATTATGATCTGGGTGGCGCTAAAGCGATGCTTCTTGAGTGTGACCTATCTGTTGCTGATAAATTAAAGGGTTCTTTCAAGACCACCTATGAGAAGGTATTTCCTGTTGAGATGCCGGAAGTTGAAGAAGAAATTAACACTGCTGTTGAGGCCGAAGTCCCCGCCGAGAATATTGAACGGGTTGAGGACGTGAAGGAAGTTAAAGAGGAGGTTGCTGAAATCTCTCCTAACTTCAAAGAAGTCGGCTTCAAGAAGCACAGCAAGAAACGTGGGTAATTACCTACGGTGTTCGTGATAGTGATTATATAAAAGTTAAAGGGGATATACTTCACTATCATGTTGAGGTATATCCCCTTTTTTGATTACAAGGAGAACAAGGAGCATGAGGTGTGAGAATGTGGGTTGAATCTACGCTGACTGGTGAACGTTATAACAGCAAAGATGTATGCCGCATAATTAACATGAGACAATTAGCGGCATATCTTGAGTATGGCGTAAAGTTGTAGGATGTGTATGCCAGTAGAGATAGAGAGTCCAATGAGCCTATTTAGGTAGGCATCGTTAATCGGGCTGACTCATACGAGGCATACCAATTATGGTGCAATCATGAATTGAAGTGATGGCACATTAAGGAGGGAAGCATGGACTTTCAAGCACTTTTACAGGACCTGCTGTACACTGTCATCACGGTATGTGTGCCGATTGTGGTGAAGTATCTGTAGGATTTTATTAAGAGCAAGATTGAGCAGATTGCTCAGAATACCAAGAACGAAAAGATTACTGATCTGCTCTATCAGGCAGAGGACCTAATTGTAAATGTAGTTACGTCGGTCAACCAGACCTATGTTGATGTTCTCAAAGAGAATGGTAAATTTGACGAAGAGGCTGCAAACAAGGCAAAAGGTATGGCACTGGACGCTATCAAAGAGATGTTGACCGAAAAGATGAAATGGGCTATTGAGGAAACATATAAAGACGTGAATGCTTACCTTGAAACGGCTATTGAAAGCTCGGTTAGAACAGCTAAGAAGTAACCGTGAGGTGAGTAAAAATGGGTTAGGAAAAGTTATTACAATAGGATTTAGCCTATATTGTCGTAGGCATCTTCGCTGCTCTTGAGGTGATTAAAGCGTGCATAACGGTGGTGGAATGGTTCTTTAAGAAGATGGGACTTGAGTTTAAGTGGATGAGGAAAAAGGAAGAAGAAAGGAACCTGTTAACTCAGATGTCTGATAGAGTTAAGGTGTTGGAGGAACAACGCAAGCAAGATGTGTGGCAGTCTCAGCAGTTTGGGGAAACCATGCAGGGGGAGATTACCAAGATTACGACTATTCTTGATGAGATGGGGAATTCAATTGAGTCCATCAATACTAAACTGAACAAGATTCAGTAGGGGCTTGATAATGCTCAGGCAGGTGTTCGTGAAACGTTGGTGGACAAAATTAATTACCGATTCAAGACCTATGTAAATCTTGGTGGTATCCCGGTTGATGAGATTGATGAGTTTAACAGGATGTACGAGACATATACCGCTAATGGTGGCAACTCAACTGGAAAGACGAAGTATGATTACTGCGTCAAACATCTTCCGATCATTCCATCACAGACGGTTACTAACGAAGAGTATGCTGCTGAAATTACAGCAGATAATCTGGAGGAGCACTAAGGATATATGCGAGAAGTCAGAGAGAAACGGATAAAGAAGTACGTAATAGCGAAGTAGGGTCAACCCACTACCTATTTAAGGTCGTTAAGACATGGTAACTATTGTTTTGTGGAAGACATTGAGGGAGCAAGTAAAACCCTCTCCCGCTCTTTAGCAAAAGAGATTGTGAATAATTATTATTATGACTCAGGGGTCACCACAGACGTAGTTGAGTAGGTGGTGATCCCTGTTGTAATAACTTATGACTAGGTTGATGAGTCGAATGACTTTGGAGGTATTTAATGTATACAAGTGAACAGGTAATTGCCCGTGCAAGGGCTATTTATGAGGACAGAGCAAACCGGGCCTATCTGTATGGGGCCAAAGGTCAGATTGGTTCGGATGCCTAGGTTGACCAACTTTGGTCTATGTACCCCTCTCATTTTCAGGCTACGGTTATTAACAAAGGGTACACTAAAGAGCAACTTAAAGATTACGTGAGAGGCAAAAAGTGTCAGGACTGTTCTGGTCTTGTGTGTGAAATCATTGGAGCACCAGTGCAGAGTTCTACCACGCTGATTCAGAATTGTACTGAGTATGCCGCTCCCATTGATGCTCCCGGTGGTTGGGTGCAGTGGAAGGCTGGTCACATCGGCTAGGATTAGGGCGACGGCACGTTCATTCATACCCCGACGGAAATGCGCAGTATTGAGATTGGCAGAGTTAGAGAGTACAACTGGACCAAGGGTGGTAAGAGCAAGTATGTTGCTTACAACGTTGAGGTCAATCCGCAAGGATTTCTTGATGCTGTGACTACTAACGACGTGTCCGGCTGGGCATGGGATGGTGTGAACGATACTGCTATTGATGTTCATATCTATGTATATGACTGGAATGGTAAAGAGGTCACGAGGTTTGCTACCCCTGCTGATATCTATAGAGCTGACCTGAAGGCTGCTGGAATCGGTAATGGTAAGCATGGATTCAAAGCAAAGTATGATTTTAACAAACTGACTTCGGGTACTTATACGGTTAAGGCGTTTGCCATCTCGGGGAACAATCCTCAGTTGACGAACGAGAAGACGATTAAGATCACCGGGTACAAGTCGTGGGTTGGTGA